CATACTAGGCGCTCTTGGTTTATCCAAGGCATTCTAGTATATCTGCCGTTGTGATCTTCCGGGAAGGTCGGATGGCTCCGATCGCCCTGCAACGGTTAACCGCCAATTACTTCTTTGGAGATCAACCACATGCTTTCCGACCCACAATCAATCACAGTTAACGCTGTGGCTCAGTCGATGCCAAAACTTTCGACATCCGGCACGAGTGCCGTTTATCAAAAGTCAGACTCGACTTATAAGCTGGAGGTTTCGCACCAAAAGGCTGCGAAGAATCGTATTCGTAGCTTGGCGCGTTTTACGCGTCGAGCTGTTGTGGCGGATCCTTTGACCGCCGTGAACGACTACGAAACCCTCTCTGTCCAAGTCGTCATCGATCGGCCCGAAGTGGGCTTTTCGTCGACGGAAGTGGACCAGCTCGTAACCGGCTTTAAGGCCTGGTTAGATTCCACAATGATCGGAAAACTCTACGCTCAGGAGTCTTAACTCCCTGCGCAGAAAGGATGACACATATGACCTTTTTAGAGGTTATCGAGCTTATCCAGCAAAACCTTAGTCTTGTTGGATCAATCGCCCAAGTTAATAAGGCGATCAAAAACTCGAAAAACTCGAAGGAGCTTGGAGATAATCTCAAAAAGATCCCTCAAGTTAAACGTCAACCCAAGACTAAGGATTAAACCTTGTCTTGTCCGAGTCTGTGTTGATTGCCCATCTTATGATGGGATTGGGAAGTACGTGGCTTGATATATACCTCCAATTCAGGGGGATATATGAAAAGCAACGTAAGTGATCTGCTAGAAGTGATGCAGCACATCTATGATGATGCTTGCATCAGATGCATCGCTGTAGTCTCTGATTTACGAGATCTGAATTACATTAGATCTCGTGTCAAAGATGAAGGGATTTCGTTTCTTACGATCACCCTTCCCAGTTTCTGCAAAGACTTTGAACAAGCCCTTGCAACTGGATTTATAGCCCCAACTGCCTTCCGTTCTTTTAGGAAGGCAGGATCAATCCCTGC